TTATTTCACATTTTTCACATGTGCTATAAGATGCAGTAACATTTATTATCTCATTTTCAGAACTAACATCTGTTTCACTGACTGTCCAACAGATATCTGGACAGTACTCTAATGTTATCACCAAACCGACAAATAATGAAAGGTCTGTTGATGTTATGATATTTGGCTCTGGACTTTCTGTATTACAGTCTTCTAATAAATAGAATTGTTTTGTGCATTCTTCACAAATAGAAAATTGAATTACTCCAGTTATATCTACAGGAGAAACCGCAAGAGCCGATGGTTCTACTGTCCAGCAGTCATCTGGATATTCAGCTACTGATATTACTAGACCTAGAGAGGCTGATAAATCTGTTTCTGTGTATACTACTACTAATGGATCAATACAGTTTATTAACTTGTAATATGCTTTAAGAGTATCGCCACATGCGGTGCAACTTTGAAATGTTAGTGTAATAACAACAGTAACAGGTTCTGCACAAGGTATTTCAAGTTCTTCAATAAACCAACATATATTAGGATATGCTGAGATTTGTACAGATTGATTTGCGCTAAACTCTGAACTTAAATCATTTGATACGCATAAAGTTTGAAGCGGGTCTACACAATTTACTATCTGATAATACTTAGGACACTCATATACTGTTGTAGCTAAATTAAGACTGCAGTCTCCTTTTTGTTCATAAAGGAATATATCCGTTGATGGGTTAAAACTAGAAGAACAAATATAATCTGTCCATGATCCATCAAGCGGTACATTAATAATACCTAGTACCGGAGTTATATAACCTTCACTATCTGTTACTAATCCGCATTCCCAATAGCTTAAAGGAACAAAATCTGGACTTCCTGGAACAATTGATGCAGGCTTTACTTTTACCCTAATACATTGACATGTATCACAATATGCACGGCATGGGTTAAAAGTAGGGTCATTACATAATACACCTGGTCCATATTCTTGAAGATAGGTAAACTGTGGAATACCAGCTCCCTGTCCAGCATAATCAGCTACTGTATAACAACCTGCAGGAACTGTACTATCTAATGGATTTATTAAAAGTATATTAGTCATTCCAAGCGGAAGATCTAGCAAACTCGCATAATAAATATCATTAGGATTACAACATGAAGTAAGTTGATAAGCACAAGGTATAGTAGGTATAGTTGTAATTTTAGTACACTGAGGAATCCCATTACAGTAATCAAGTGTATATCCTTCTGGACATGTCCAAACTCCTGGATCAGTCGGATCAGGAATACTTTGACCAATGTAATCATTTGTAGAAAAAATTACATAAGGATCAATATCAGCAGGAACGTTACCGCAATTAGGTGATCCTGATGCTGGTGTTGTTAATGTAGATGTAAAAGTTGTTAAATCAATATCATAAATTTGTGCACCAAAAGAAGCTTCACTTCCTAAATTAATACCTGATAATTTAATTATGTGGTTACCTGCGGTAAGAGTTACTGGAAAAACATGCCAATAATTAAAAGGTGTAGTTACAGCTTGCGCGCATGTACCACTACCATCTACATCTAAAAATACATGCAATACACTGTCAATCTCTATTTTAACTTTATTATCTCCAGCAATACCAATTAGATATTGTTTACTTACATCAATGTTGACACAAAACTCAAATGATAATTCAGTATTAATAGGGTAGCCAGGACTCCATATCCCTGTTTCCATAAGCCTACTCCTATTCCCAATTGCTAGACCTGTTTGACAAGAAGGAATACTAGTATCGCAACCCCACAGCTTACTTTTGACACTTGCTAATAATGGAGTTATTACAGCTCCTGCACCATTATTATCTTTAACTGAATACGGTATTGTAATAGCACATACAGGAAGAGATGCAAAACCATAACCATAAAGAGGCAATACAAGACCTGAGATATCAGGATAAAGTCTTAACCCAAAGTTAGAATAACTAGGTGAAGCATCTCCAGCAGTAACAGGGATTAAACCACCAGTATAATTAGCAGGAATATTTTCTATTAAAATACATTCTCCATTTACTAAAACATAACCCGGAGGACATTCACCACAATCTAGTTCTTCAGTGCAGCTATCACATTTATCATTCCAAAAGCTATAAACAACTGTAGACCATGTTACAGAAACTAATGGTGATGGAGGTAGTGCTAATGTAACTGGACTTACATGAAAACATTTTCCATATTGGAGCGGATCATCACCTGAATCAAATCTAATAAAAGCACCTGGATATGAAGGTGCAACATTAGAATAAAACAATGTTCCTGAGAAACAAGGTATGTATGCATAGTAATTCACCATTCTTACATTAATTAGAAGCTAAATTTATTACTTGGTGCAGGTGGTTGTGAAGGAATAGGTTGATTTACTTTTTTTCCTAAACTAGCTTCATAAGCAGTAATACAATTGTTGCATACTGATTTTTTGTCTGAGGCTACTTTTCTTTGACACCCGCATGAAAGATTTTTTTTACAATTTGAACACTGTGACATATTTGTTGGTTTATGATTAACAATTTTTGCAGTCTATCTTATTCAAAAGTTTTACCGCATAGTCATAAATTCTCATTCCTTTTTGCGGTTCATGACATACCTCAACTTTTGCTTTAGCTGCATCTAAATAAGTTCTAATCATTCTAAGTTGATCTAACTTATCTTTAACTCTTGTTGGCGGGTCACAATCAGCAACGTCAAGATCACAAAGCAATGCCTGATACTGGTTTAATGCTCTAGTAATTCTTAAATGATTGTATTCCACATATACATACTCATTAGGAGATACGCTATATCTTATAATATAAATTCCATCAGGAAGGTTGGCGTACTCAGATAAATCACATCCAGTAGACTGTAATCCTAGATCACATGCTGTTAGTGTTTCATTAAAGTTTTCTTGTACAGAGATCTCAGATGAATAATTAAACCCCGGGACTGTAATTGCCAAGATTGGGCATACCACAGGCATACCTGTAGCATAGACACTTGTATCAAATAGTTTCATGATACACGGATTCATTACATCTGGAACTTCTAAACTTAAAACGTGATTTGCCATATGCTAAGATATAAAAAGAAAGGGAGAGGAGAAATAAACTCTCACTCTCCCTTTTCTATTTTGATTAATTATTGTATTCTATTATCCTAATGGTGGACGAAGTGGTGCAGGAGCAATAGGAATTGGAGGGAATGTAATAGAAGAACATTCAGTTAAACACAAGAATTCTTCAAATGCACATGCTACATTACATCCTTCTAACCATCTATTAACATCAGTTTCAAAACTTGAAATGCTATCAGTAGTTACAATTTCCAACAAATAACGGTCATTGTCAAATGTACCAGAAGGGTTATTGAAACGTGGAACACTGTGCAACAAGTAATATTTGTCATACAAACCGTTACGGTTAATTGCAGTAATCATTTGGTTTCCTTGAGTAATCTCACGAATACGGATATCATTATGCAAGAAGTTTTGACGGTAAGATTCAGAAAGAATCAACTCACGCAAAACTGTTTCTCCAAGACCTTGAGCTTGAGTACCAGCACATTCAATAACTGCACAAAGTCCTGTAAATTCACATGGATCACCTGTGTAATCAACCTCAGATGGGTAGATTTTAACTGGTTGTTTCTCATAGAAATCAGAGATTTGGAATGAACAGTCACCAAACTTAGTATCAACATAAGCTCCATTAAAGATCATACCTGCGCATGTTCCATCAACATGTCCTGTAGATACGTAGTTATCCCAAGTATTTCCACCTAATAAAGCAAGATCAGCAGCAGAAGTTCCTGGTTGATACCAAAGAATACCAGTTTCATCTTGAATTACAATTTGGATGAATGGTCTTGTAAGCTCATAACGCAACAAAGCATTAGCCCAAAGAATCATTACTTCAGTTGAATCAACTGCAGAAGGAGCAATAGGGTCTGTACAACATCCTGTGTAAGCTTCAGCAGTGTAGTATGCATTGTGATTCAAGAAACGAAGTGCTGGAGAACCTTTAATATCTACACGTAGGTAGTAAGTCTCACCACAAATGAACTCTTTGCAACAATTACCTGGAGCAACAACGTAATTAGTTCCTGCAGCATTTACTGTAGATATTGTAATAACTGCAAGAGTACCTGGTGCACCACCATTCCAATCAACAATTGTTACAGTATCACCTACTTCATAACCTTTACCAAGGCTAGCAATACCAGTAATTGTAGGTACGCCTAGAGCAACAGTGATAAACAAAGTAAGTCCAGTACCTGTTCCAGATGTAGTTGTAGTTGTAGTAAGTTCTGGAATAATTGTATTAGTATACCCTACTCCTGGAGTTGTAATTGGTACTCCGCTAACACCACCACCAGCAGTCCAGAAAGTTGAACCAACGTGAACTACTTCATTTTGTGGTAAACACTGAGAAACATGGTAAAATTGTTGTACATAACGTGGGTTGATCATCTTAGACTTGTTAGTCTCAGTATAACCTCCTGCAAATGGACCAATTTTGTCATTTGAGTAGATTGCAGATCCAGCTACATAAAGATTGCAGCACTCTTCTGGTCTATTCAAAGACAAGTTAGTTTTAGCATCAAACAATCCAAAGTATCCACTATTCCAAGTAGATAATGAAGAAGGTCCTGAGTAAGGATAAGTTTCTTGATACTGAGACATTACATTCAACATGTATGTAGGTACAGCTGATGTACGCAAATAACCGTCCGAGGTATTAATTGTGTAAGTTGCACCAGTTACAGGATCTGTAAATACCTGATCATCATAAGTATTTCCTGTTCCCAGGAAAGTCTTTTTAAACGCGTGATTAAAATAAGCCATTGTGTTTTTTTTTAATTAATAAACATATACATATAATATAGGAAATTGAATCCTAATATCCAAATTATTTTAAGAAAAGTAATTTATATTTTGTTGAATTGATTGAATCTTTCACTAAATCAAGATTATTAACAATCTCAGAGTAAGGCATCATACCTTGTAATTTGTTAATTGAGTTATATATATCTCTAAGATATGCAACACCATCTGCCACAGTATCCAATGTTCTAATAGGCATATCAGTATAAGTTAATATTTTCTCAGCAGTACCTTGGTATCCCTCTACTAGTGTATCCGCATGATCATGAAGACCATCATAAAATGCATTAAGTGCCGTGTGTGCTGCGTATGAGCCATCTCCTGTAATTTTTAAATGGAGCTTATGAAAACTGATAGCAGCATTCATCATCTCTGTTGCACATGCTGCTGTCATAGTATCTAATGAGCTACCACCAACTCCTGTATTAGGAGTAGGTTGTGCCTTAGCTGGCTCACTCTTAGGTTGAGTTACTATAGGTTGAGGTCTACTAACTGTTTTAGGTAGATCCACATCTCTTTTTAACATTCTTGAAGGTTGTTGCATTGTTTCTAATTATTTAATTCTACTGAGTTTTCTGCAATTTGCATTTGGTTTACTGATTCTATGTCTCCAGCTAGTATTTTGACAGTTTCATCTACAATAAGTTCTACTATATCATCTTTGAATTCTGATTCTACTTCAACAGTAGATACTAGATTTGTATAAGGATCTACAACACCAATGATCTGGATTCTTCTAGGTTGTTTGTAATAAGAGAATCTAACATTTTCTACAGTAAATATATTGTTAGTATAGATTCTTATATTCCCTCCTTTAAGAGTAGAGAAAGTTTCACCCCACTCAAAGTTAGGTTGTTTGTTTTTATCTCTTAGTAATTCATCTACATTAGCTTCTTCAGCTAGATATATGACCAAGCGTATTTTGTTATTACAGCAATCATTTACAGCGTTAGCTGCAATTCTTTTCCACTCCATATAGTCTTCTGGTAGAGGTGCTGTAAAGTAAAGATCTTTTTCAGTAAATGTGACCGGGATTTCTCTTAGTAAAATATTGAGATCATCCATTCTTCTTTTAGATTGTTCATCCCCTGTTTGTTTTTGATTGGTACCATGCAACTGTCTGCGCGTCCAATCAACGGCACCTTTATTAAAGGCTTCAACAATTTGCCAGGCTTCTATGTTGTCATAGTCGTTACTGTCAAGCTTGTTAAGTCTCTCCTTTACTTTAAGTTGTATAGTAATATTGTTCATCTTTATTTAGCTTTACCTTTTACTTTCTTTAAGTTTGGATTTGCTTTTTTAGCAGCAGAAGACGCTTTACGGCTTGATGAAGCTAAGATAGCTCCAGCAGCTTCCATACTTACTCCGGATTTTTTAGCAATGCTGCTTTGTGCAGCTTTAAATCCCATTCCTTTTGTGGCTCCTCCGGCTTTATACATTCCGCCACACTTCATACATCTAGCCATAGTATAATATTTAAATTAACAATTCCATTTTCTTAATGCAAGAGTTTTTCTTGTAGGTTCTCCATTTGGTTTTTTAGCAGGTCCAGGCATCCCAGACATTCTAGCACAAAAACTTTTTCTTCTCTTTGCATCTTTACTATCTGGGTCTAGCTTAGACGGCTTTGTTGTTACAGCTGTCTGCAATTTAGATCCCGGATTTTCTCTTCTATAGGAAGCAACACCTTTTGCGTTAAGACCACCTTTAGGATTCTTTCCTTCTTTTCTAGTCCAAGCTGCCGTCTTTGCCATTACTTTTTCTTTTTAGAATTAGGCTTCTTCATGTTACGTCCTATATTCATACCTGCTTGAAAAGATTTTTTAACCTTTTCTCCACACTCTGACTTCTTTGTGTTTTTACTAGATGTTGCCATGACTATTTCTTTTTAGTAGTAGCTTTAATTTTCTTCTCTTGTTTAAGCATTTCCTTAGTAGGTTTCTTACCAGAACCTTTTGCAGCACGGATGTTATCCCAAAGACCTCTTTGAGATGTACTACCGTCTTTTCGCTTTAACATTTCCTTTGCCATTGCCTTTACCTTTATATTTATACTCAGGATTGTCTTTATGCCACTTTTTAGTAGCAGCAACACCTTGAGCAACTGTTTTAGCTCTACCTTTAGCAGTAAGATCTATTGTATCCCACTGACCTTTATCTTTGGTAGGATGGTTGACCATTACGTGGCCAACCTTTCCTTCACCATTTTTTGTGGTCTTTTTATAGACTACATGCTTTTCGCCACCAGCAGTAACTTTTACTTTAGCTGACTTTGCCATTATTTCTTAGTAAATGTGCTAAGCACATTCATTTGATCCTGCGCTAGTTTTTTAACATCATTCATCATCTTAGTATCTTTGCGGATTTCATCTGCTCTTTTCAAAGTACTTAATGCTGATTCAATTTCCCATTTTCTCATGTCTCCTTTAGGAGCAGAAGAAATAGTTACTCCAATAGTTTTTTTGGCTGGAGCTTTACTTGCTGTTTTCTTAATTGCCATTTTAATGAGTTTTTGTTAAATGAAGTACACGGGATGTAAATAAACAGAGCCCGTGCTTTTCATTTTATCGTTTTTTTCTTCCTAGTGCTCTCTCAGGAATGTTAGTTCCTTGGTTAATACTTTTGTTAGGAGTAGCCGATTTAGCAGCATATACTGGAGCGTTGGTTCCACCAACTCTTCCTGTAGGTTTTTTGCATGCTGTTACATTTTCATTTTTTGATGTCATGACATAAATATTTAGTACTTACTATAATATACATTATTCATTCCAATAAGTCTCTACAGAATTCAACATTTCTACTAGAATTGTTTCATTCAATGGATTCCTTAAGTATTCAACAACCTCTGATGCATTACGTCCTAACATTGTAGAAGTGACCATATGATAAATCATACCATCTGCTTTTGGAGCAATGAACTTAAAGAAACTTGCATCTTTTACTAATGACTTAAGTTTCAATGTTTCCATGTCCATTTCTACAGTTTTTAAGAATGATTCTGCAGCGCGCAATTCATTCTTCTCAATTCCTCTACCGTTGATGTACTCATCCATGTTCTCATATAGAACATCATTAGGAGTAGATTTCTTGTACTGTGTACTATAAGCATCCACAACTTTACATACATAAAGAAGCTTGCTAACATTTTTATTATAAAGAAGATCCAGTTGAGACAATGCTTTATTTCTAAGTTTCTTAGCTTGAGTTCTTGTCGCTACTGTTTCAACTGTTTTATCAAGATAAAACTTTGCTGGTCTTGCCATGTTTACAGCATCCTCCCAGCTCTTTGCTACTAGAGAAAATCCTCCAGCTTCAATGGCTTTAACTTTAATTAAGTCAAAAGGATCTTGTTTTGGATTTAAGAATAATGGTTCATTACCACAACGGAGAGAAATCTTTTCCCAGAATTCATCATTAGTCGGTGTAATCAATTTAACCTGTTTCCAAAAATCCTCATCTGCCGGATCAATTATATTTGAAGCAAGCTCTCTTTCAAGTTCCGCCACTGTTTCACGGATATCTTTAATTACAGCTGCTTTGTGTTCAGGATCTTTAATGTTTTTTACTTCTGGAGCAAATTCATTAAGACCTGTGATATATCTTTTAATCCCGTTTTTTTCCAAACATGCAAGTTGTTCTTCATGAAATGCCCCTGGAAAAAGTGCAAGATTATAATTTTGAAGACCCATGTTGTCATTTTCAACACTGACCATTGGTCTTACTGTAATGGGACCTGATAAAGAGGGCCCATTGGATACAATTGTTAAGCTCATTTTTGTTGGTTTTTTGTTATTAAATAAAAAGGGAGAGAGCACTAACTCTCTCCCTTATGTTTTATAAATTAGAATGATCCACCAGTAATTGGGTTTCTCATAACAATTTTCAAGACTTTAGTTGGATCTTTAACCCAAATAGCCGGCATTGTTTGTGACATGAATACACGGTATCCATTGAACTGTCCTGAAGACTGGAAGCCTTGAGTACGTCCCATGTAATCCATTGTACCATTTTGATACCACCATTTCAACTGATTATCCCAAGACAATTTCAACAAGAAGATGTTGTCATTTGTGTTATCTGTGATATCAAAGATAATGAATGAATAAGAAGACAATGGGTTACCATCAATGATTGGGTTTTCAATATCATTAGTGTGGATGTTGTCAAACGCTGGGTTCAATACAAACTTCACGTTAGCCAAGAAAGGAATCACATAACTAGTGTATGCAAATCCAAATCCTAGATCCATACCTTTGTTAGTGATTGCTCCGATGTCCGCAGCAAGGATATTCAAACCTGATGCAACTGCCTCACGTCTGATAGCCTCATTTACTAGACGCATACCACCCATTCCTGTTTGTACAATCAATTGACGTTTAGGATCTGGACCTTGGAACTCCACACGACCAGCGTAGAAGTTGTAAAGCTCAGAACGGAACAATTCAAGATTGAAACTTGATTTGTTATAAACTCTTTTGAATGAACTATCTAATTGTTTCCAAAGACCTACTGACAAACGGATATCATCTGGACCATCTTGCTTAACACGACCACCATGACCCCACATAAGGTAAGTCTCAATATCCGTTGCAATTTTAGTCAAGTGAGCTGCTTCCAATGAAGTCAAGAATGTACGGCTCAAATCACCATTGGCAACTGCGCGCTTAACATAATCTTTACCCATTGTTGCAACCATATCCTCAATTTTAGAAATTGATGGATCCATTTGCTTGTCAAAGTTTCTCCAGATCTCAGTTACAGGAACTGTACCATCTGCATTCATTCCACCTTTAATTTGCATGTCTGCACGAGAAGAGATAGAATAGTGTACGTGAGCTTCAGCTCCACCTACGAAGTTGTAGAACTCACGGAATCCAGACTTAGTTTGGATATCAGAGAAACGCTCACCGTATTCTCCACGTGCAGATGACTTACGGAATACCTTAGTACCATTAGCCAAATAACGGTTATCCAAGAAACGGTAGTTGTCATTGTTTACCAATGAAACAGTATAGATGAAACCATCTCCGATAGGAAGAATGTCATCTTCTGCAGAAACAATCATCTCCGCACCGTTGTACTTGTCATAAGTAATGATATCACCATGTCCGAACTCACGTTTGTTCAACTTGAGTTTGAAGCTAGTTCCATCAATTCCCTTAACTACATTTGAAGGCTCAATGTCTTCAATGATGTAAGGTAAATCCTGTGAAATAGGAGTTTGCCATTTGTACTCACCGCGAACATTGTCCACCATGATTACGTTTTTACCACCAAAGGATGACATTTGGTAAAGGGGCATTTCAACTTTTTGAGTCATAGCCCAAATGTCTACAGGACCCATATCCATAGGTTCTGCATCCTTCAGCATGTTTGCTAAGTGGTATGAATCCACGTGAGAAGACGCATTGTATTGCGTATCACGGAGGAATATACCATTGTTTAAAACTGGAGTTGCCATTTGTTGTTTGTTTGTTTGATTAAATTATAAGTAAATTATCTTTTGAATATGTTTCTTGATTGTCTATTGATTTTTCTTCCTTGAGTTAAGTCTCTTGACGGCTCACGTTCTTCTTGCACAGTTGATGGCATTCTATTTGCCTGCTCTGTCTTTAACATTCTTACTGTTTTTTCTACAGCTTCATTAGAAGCTTTAGATCTAACCTGTGCTTCAAAGCCTTCTTCATCAGCAAGTAGCCAAAGGGCTTTAGCTATCTTAGCATGATTAGGTTCTACCCATTGGTATTTTTCAAGTAAATGGCCCAACATTGTTGTTGGTTTTCCAGATATTGAAGGATAGTTTGGTTGAACTAATCCTGAGAATAACATATTCTGTGTTCTTCCATCAAGTTTAAGTCCATTCAACTCGCCAGGAGCCAATGTTTGATAAACACTTTCCTGGTACATGCGGCTTTGTTCTTCTTGTTTTTGTTTAGCCGTTGCTTGAGTTGCTATTTTCTGTTGAAGAATTTTATCTTGCATATCATCCAACCTTGGCTTGAATCTATCTGCTTTGGTTCTTAATTCATCTCTATCCCGTAGGGATTCAATTTCCTCCTCAATTTCTTCTTGTGTGCCATACTGAGTTGTTTGGAGGTAGGCTCTTACAATCTGCTCTTGTCCATCTTCTGTATTAACATCAAGTTCAAATACTTCTTGGCTAGAGGCCAAGGCTTTGAACATATTTTTGATATCTGTACCACCATTAGCTACATACTCATAAGCTCTTTGTAGCTCATAAGGTAAGCTATTATAAAACTGTTTAGGTATTTCTTCCTTTACAGTTTCTTCGCGCTCCCGCATGTTAGCCTCAAGGAGTTCTTCCCAATCAGCTTGAGAATAATCATCTAGTTTCTTACCATCATCAAACGGAAACAACAAACCTTTATCTATAAGTTTGTTAGCTGTTTCAATCATGACATCTTTAGTCAATGACGGTCTTCCACCTAGGTTTTTATTACCATCGCTTCCAGCTTGATCAAGTAGTTCACTTAAATCTTCAAGTGTTACTTCTTCTCTTTCAGCAGAGGCTGCCGATGTACTAGCAGGTTTTGATTCTTGTTTGCCTACGTCAGGCTTGTCAAGGAACGTGGTGTCAGTTCTTATGTCTGAAAAAACATTTGGTTTTTTCTCTGTGGAAGTATCGGCTCCCGTTGGAACCATTATACTTTCACTTCCTACTCCTAATAATTCATCCAGGTTGTCAAATTCAACTTCCTGTACGGATGTGTTTTCTTGTGTTGTATCACTCATCTTGTTGGTTTTTTTGTGATTATCTAATAATAATATAGTCAAAAATACGCTATTTAAACATTTTAAATTTGCTTTATTGACTAACCTGTTCTAAAATTTTGCCAATATATGGCTATACTTATTTTTTCTTTTGGTTTTTAGGTTTTTCAATCTTAATATCAAACTTGTTTTTGTTTTCTTGAGCTATTTGAAGTTGTTTATCAGCTATATCTTTTTGAGCTTGGATTTTTTCTCTTTCAATAGAAGCTTTTTGTTGGAACTGGGTAGTTCTATTTATTTCTTTTTCTCTTTGAAGACTCATAGTATCTCGGTATTGCTCAGTTTTTTGAATTGAATCAAGAGCATCTAAGTAATCTGATTGAGAATTTTGATTCATATCCTGCATGGCTCCATACCCTGCAGATTTAATTTCAGCAACAAGCATGTCTTTTCTGCGATCTTTTTCAGCTTCTTGAGCCTTGAAGTCTCTATCCATTTGTTTTTCTTGTTGTATAGCTTCAAGATCCATTTGTTTCATCTTCTCTTCATGCTGCATTTGAGCTTGACCTTCTTGTTTTTGTTTAACCTCAATTGACTTAAGAACATTATTCAATGTACCCATTGAATCTGATTGGATTATGTTACCAAGATCATAGATTGATGCTCCAGCTGTATTATTACTTACAGCAAGTTGTTTCATCTGTTCTATGATTGATCTATGATTAGCTTTGGTATTACAATATACATGCACGTCTCTCATAAGAAGATCAGTACCATTAATTTCAAAGTTTACGCGTTCTTCTGGTGTAGTAGAAACTTGCATGCGGATTGAAGGTTTTGTAGAAGCATAATACTGAGCTAAGTCAGTACGCATTTGGTGTACCCGTGGCATTAAGTGATCAGAGTGTTGTACAAAATACATTTCCGTTTGTGCATATGATCCGGCTACTGCTTGTTCTATTCCAGTAGCTGTATCTGTTTGTCCAATTTGCATACCCATTCTTTGTGGGTTCACACCAATTACTTCATATGCTTGTTGCTTAAAGAAGTTAGCCAACTGTATACGTGAAAGCATACGCTGTGTTTGCTCAAGGTTTAATACTTGGAAATGGTTAAAATTCAGTGCGTTTTCCGTATTAGCTATTGAAGTATCTAAAGGAAGCATCCCAAAATTCTTCATAGCCACGTATGCTTTAGCCAAGTTTCCTTTACCCCAGTCTTCTCCTAATGAGTGTTGTGGTAGAGTATTTTGATCTAGCATAATCACAGTACCAATCTCATCTACTAGGATATCCGCAATCTGATTATTCACAAGATTATATGCTACCTGAAATGGTTTCATTAAATCTACTAGAGATACAGAACGTGTGTTACGATCAGTAAATACTCTTCCTTCTACTGGAAGCTTACACCCGTACATTGTATTATCACCTTTGAATTGGAACTTCATTGGTTTAATGTGGTTCTGCATTATTCCCATATAGATTGGATTAATACCACCCGGGTTATTCATACCCCAGAATGAAGGCATGTTAGGTCCAATCTTAATTCCACCCCAAACTTGATTAATCCAAATCCATTCAATGTGTTCACCAAAGACTAGATTATCTTTGGATTTATTTCTCATAAATGATGTATTATAAACAGGTTTGTCTGTTACAACATATGTTTCATCAATTATTTCATTAATTACCTCACCGTCCTCACTGATTTTTGTAAGATGACCTAACTTGCGCTGAGATTTCCAGTAACATGTGGTTACACGCAATAAGTGTGCGCTACCCATATCAAAGTAGTCTTCTGATTCACCCAGGATCCAGTTAATGATATCTCCACCATTGTAAATAAAGTTAGTATACATTGATGTGAACTGACGGTATTCTAATGAAGGACGGTTTGTATTCCAATCATGGGATTTAGTAGCATCATAGTATGAACCATCATTTTGGTATCCTTGTATAGGATAGCCGGCAGATCTTACAGGATAGATTGCTTCAAGGGATTCTAATTGGTCTTGACTCATTACCCAACCATACTTATCAATTACATCGGCAACTGACATCATCTCAATTTTACCAACCCAGTTACCCTGGGAAATATATCTTACATCTGGTGACTTATGATAAAAGGTAAGAACTGGATTCCATAATTCAATGTTATAATCATCTTCAAGCATTTGGAAATGCCAAAACTCACGGTCAGTGATAAGCATTTCTTTAAAGGCACGTTCTTCAAGCTCATCCATTTTGAATCTTTCCTCATCAATGATGTGCTGTTTAGAAGCCCATTGCTCACATAATGTACTATAGCTTTTATTGTAAAAGTCTTGGATCTCTGGTAGAGATTTAACATTCTCAGGACTGATTTGTTGTTGAAATTCTTCACTATTTGGATCAGCTCCCATTTCAAGCATATTTGAAATAAGTTTTTGCTCAGCTTGTTTTACAAGAACATCTTCAATATCTGCAAGTTTGTTTGTAAGAATTTCATTATAGGTATACTCATCTACTGCGCGAAATGTAACTCTCTTATTTCTTTTAGCAAATTCTGATGTGAGTACTTTAACTACATTTGGAACAATAGGATAAAATTTAAGCTCTAATGCTGACGCATCTTCAGCTGCTAAAGTTTCTACTATATCTCTGTACTCATTATCAGCTTCAGCAACATAATCTGTTCTGTCAATTAAACCTTCAGCAAGCTTATAGTTTTTCATCAACCTGCGTGCATTTCTACGTATCTGTTTGAGTCCATTCCATTCTAGCCAGTCTAAGTTCCATGCTGCCCATTCAGTATTTTTTTCTTTTTCAGGTAAAAACTGAAGTGGTTGAGTGATACTAGCAAGACGGTTGTATTCCGCCTTTTTACCACTCTTAAGTTGCATTGCATTATATACTTCCATTATCTTATATTTCTAAATGGGTTTTTAGTAAACCTTTTTTGATCTTTATGGGACTTATTATTTCCTATATGTCTAAAAGGGCTGTTCTTTAATTTATACAAATTTTCTGACTTTTCCAAGTTATTGGAAGCTTTATCTACTCGTTTAGAATATCCAACATTGGCTTGCTGCACCTTTACAAATCCAATTAAAGCAGCAAGAGCTACCAATCTATCCACGTTGACACCAGCTTGATAGTTTTGCATTTCTATCAAAGCCATGTAATCAGGTAGTCTTTCAATACCAAACTTTTTATTTATTATTGTGCCATCCTCTTCAGTACCATGATCAATAACTTCTTTTAACCACTCAATTAAATAACTTAGTAAGTGATTTTTAAATAGTGTTCCTGTATTCTTCCAACCATAATCTGAGTACACAGTTTTATTAGATCCTGCCTCTTTAAGGAATACAATTTGATTCTTTGGTATTAGATACTTTTGTTTGTTCTTTTCAATCATGTGGCGGATAAATAGAGAGATGTTATTCTCTACCAATGTCCATGCATTGTAAAATTCAATGAGCATTTCTAATCTTTCATGCGTTTCATTGATATCATCAAAACGCCCGCACCAGGAAGCTACTACACCTTCGCCTTCTAGATAGTTTTCTATTCTACCGTCTTCATGCACTTTAGTAACCTCTACTGCATTTTTGTAAATGTAAATAGAACATAGAGATTCTGATGTTGTTGTCTTACCTTCACTGACTGGATCCACTGATCCAATATAAGTTGCCCAGCGTGCAGTAGGATCAGGTCTTTCATAAATAACCACTACTCCAGACTTATCTAGTCTTTTCTTATCTACAGGGAATTCAGTTATAGGAATCTTTCTTGATCTTTCAGCAAAGACTTTTCCATTTACATCTCTTTTTAGATCAACATATTCTATCGCATATTCTTTGTCTTCAATTCTTTTTTTCTGAGCTCCTACTAGTACAAGTGGGAATTTAGAATCTTCACGAAAATCAAATGCTTCTTTGATATTAATTGGATGCTGTGATATACGCAGCTTGTATTTTTCTGGAGTAAGATCTCTTTCCCATTCTGTACGGATCTGATAAATCATCTCTAATGCTTTTTCTACTTCTGAATTACCATACTTATCTATACATGGAGGCATCATCCATTGTTCTGGTATAAAGAGTCCCGTTCTTCCAAAGGCCCAGTTCTCATCCATTAGGTTATGTTCTACAGCATAAATACCACTGGCATCTGGATGTAATGTAAAATCTTTAAGTGGATTACATTGTGATAAATCTCCTACTGATCCAGCTGCAATAAACATACCTGTAGTAATTTGACCTGATTGCATGGCCGGGCGAATGTACTCAAAAGTAATATCCATCTTGGGAGCAATGCCGGCCTCTTCATAGAAGAAGTAAGTACATGGACCCCCTACACCTTTTGTATCAGATTGCTCAAAAGACATACCTTGTAACATACCTTTAAGACCTCTTTCCATCTTACGACCATTGTCTACAACCTCAATCTTTTGCTGCCAAGTTAAAACTTTACCTGGATTCATTGGACGGTACCATGCTGTCTTAGAGTTTAAGAATGCTTTATACTCATCTAAGAATTTCCATGATCCTTCTAGGCCAATGTAATCTTTAAGTGATGCACCAAGCTTTAAGATGACTCCTGGTTCAAACCAAATTTGATTGATGAACTTACCCATGTGGTAATAAGAGGAAGCCATTTGACGTTTCTTAAGTAGACTAGAATGTTTATAATGTAATTCAGCTAGTATCTCATATAGAGCCATATGATACTGCCCATCGCGCACATCCGGGAAATCAAATCTCTTTTTCTGCTTATCATAGATTGGAAGAAAATTCAACCACATGTAGTAATCCCGTGGTAAATACCATGTCTTACCGTTGTTTATAAAGATGCAACCTACTCTGCATTTATTCTTTTGATCATCCCAGTATTTTCTAAAGTCTTTGCTTTTAAATGGATGCATGCAATATACCTCTCCATTCTTTTTAAAGAGTCTTGCTTGCTCATTAAAAACAAAAGCAGTTTCATCAAACTCATACTGACCAGGTTCTTTGAACAAGGGTAATAAAAAGTCAATAAACTCTTCTCGGGTAGTAAATGATCTTTCCTCCCACACCCCTTCATTCCATACTGGAATAACTTCTATATCATTTTCTTCTGTAAACATTATTGATCATATGCTAAGTCTGTACCACCTCTTGCTCTACTTTTGGTTTGCTCTTCTTCAAGATCTTTTTGAACTCCTTTAAATGATTCACGTATTGCTTGAAAGTTTTTAGCTGCTTGCACTAAAGCTGATATGTTACCATCTCTACCATGTTCAATGGTTGTATTCCCCATATAGTCTGATAGATTATCTAACATCTTTGATATCCCTTTGTATGCTCTCAGCGTTGGCGTCTCATACATCTTCTCTGCATTCTTAATAGCTAATGTCACATGGGCGTTATCCATGCTGAAATCTACCTCTAAATCCAGTAAGATAAGCTCTTCTCTTTCATGGTCCGCGATGTTAAAGTAAGGATTCATTTCTGGATTAGGACATGTCATATAAAAAATGTAGGCATAAACCTTAGAATAAATTTCCGGTTCGGGGAATTCACTCATTATGATTTTTAACCAACTTATGTTATAACAATGCTCAGACGGTCTTACAACTCCATCTTCTACATCAAATAGTTTTATTGTCATTTCTTTATTTCATTTAAAATTTCAGGATTCTCTTGCGTATACTTAATCATGTTCTGAACTTCTTTTTTAAGATAAGGTAAGTTGTATTGAATCACTTCAAGCACAACAGGGTCTCCATTGGGATCAAACTTGTAAACAGGATTTCCAAATTCATCTTGACCTTCTACATCAAACTTTACATGTTCAAGCACAATCTTACCTGGTTTTAGATTAGGATTATGCTTTAACATAATATACATATAAATTGAGAGTTGTAATACATAATGGTTATAATTGCAATCATCTAAATGAGAACATACATGTTTCATTTTACTGACAACTCCATTCCAGTTTCTAAACCCAGCAGTCTTTATTTCTTTATTAGTTTTATAGTCATAAAGATCAATTGTATCCGCAATTACTTCTACTCTATCTGCTTGTCCACATATACCCGCGGATCTTAAGAACATCATATGCTCAGGATATATTCCTTCTGAAAGAGATTGGCTTGGGGCGAGTTTCTTATCACCATCTAGTATGGGAGCAATTATACTCAAGTCTCTACCAGATCTTTGAATAGTATCACAAATGATTAAATCTTCTTCACGTTGGTTATGATACCAACTTCCAAGATTTACTGCAACTTTATTTGCTTTATCCCACTTCTCTATGATTTCTTCTTTTGAAAGACCATACCATCTAGAGTTTTTATTTTTAGATGATTTAAGAGCTTGGGTTTCTTTATCAAATGGCAGCTTAAATAACCCAATTAAAGTGGTTACACTAATCCATTTTAATGTATCTGCGGTATCAATGCTTTTATAACTATGATCTTCCGCGCTAAAGATTATGCTCATAGTGTGTCAAGTTTATCTTCGTCCTCTTCTGATATCAATGCAAACCATCTACCATCTGGACACTCAGATGATAAAGCTCTTGTCTTAAATTTTAAGGAACAACCACACAAACTACAACACGGTTGTGTACCTGGAGCCATACACTTTTTACCTTTTACATCCTGATGTTCACAGGTGCTACATATTTCATATCTATGCGAGGCAACATCTTCTACAAATTCATCTCTGATAACGGAATTCTTAATTCCCTCCAGGATCTCTTTCCGGTTTTTCCAGATTGTCATTAGTTTTGAACTCATGGTTTGATTTTTTGATTTGTGTTTTGCGTTTTGATTCTTCATTGATAATCTTGTACAGGTTCATCACTTTTTGATACTTTTCCTCTATATCTTTCTTGATTTTCATCTGAGAAAAAGTTTCTGGGTTTTCTAATATGCTAAGATGACTTTTGTACTTCTTGTAAAGCCTGTCTAATTCACTTTTCTTAGCTTTAAAAATGCCAAAGTTATGTACATGGATATTCTTATGTTTCATTTCTATTAGACTTTTTCTTACCCGTGAGTAAAAAAAGTCTATGCAATCTTCTACAGCTGACTTATTTAGTTTAAGTTCATCAGCAGTATTTTGGAGATACTCCTTATAACTCTTGGGATTCAATGTGGAATATTTTATAGTCCAATACTATGTTACCTCTTGTTTGAATTTTGAGACCACTATTAAGTTTTATCTTTTTTCTTGACTTACCTTCTTTCTCAATTAGACTTAACTTTTCTGCTTTAGTAAGAAAGTTTCTTACAGTTTGAGATACTTTAAAAATATTCTCATCAACTGCAAGATTACAAAATTCAGCAAGATCGCATTGACCATATACTCCCAATAATGTGAGACAATCCAATTCCGCATCGCTGTGGGGAATAGAATTAATAAAGCAATGAGAGACTAGTTGATACTTAACTATGTCTCTCTTGCTCATACGAATTTTTTTCTCCACTACATTAGCTTTTGCCATTATAGTTGGTTTTAGAGATTAATCTTTCTTAAGTGTTCTTGGTTTGCTTTCTTCAGCTTCCGCACTTGCATTAGCTGTAGCTTCTCCACGCATTTGTTCTTCAAATGCAGCTTGCTTTACAATATCTTCTTCTGATGGAGCTGCCGTAAGTTGAGCTCTTCGTATAATTGCCGATACTTGTCTTAGCTGTGCTTCTGCAATTTTTGCAAGAAGTTCTTCATGATCTGATTGAAGAGTTAAAACACTAATTTTATCTTTATAAAATTTAACAGTGTCTTTGCGCATTGTTTCAATTTCCTGTGGTGTGTAATCACGTTCTACAGCTTCTTGATTTTCTTGATTCATATTTGTTGGTTTTAATTAAACATATAACAAATATAATATAAAATGTTTAACTATAACATAGTTAAAAAAAATAGGCCCTATTCAGGCCTACTCTCTTTGACATATGGAATTTAGGTATTATTTACCTTTCTTAGTCCCAGTCTTCTTTCCAGAAGGAGGGTTACCTAACATTGCAATTGAGGCTGTTTGATATACAGGAATCTGAGTAGCATCAATTTGACCACCCATCTCGTATAATCTTTTTCCTACTTTCTTAATTGGCTTTTTCATCTTATCTATTTTTGAGGCTTAAATTTAATATAGTTAGCATATAGAAATCTCTAGAGATATCTACTTCAATTGTAAATACATCAACAACGCCCAATCTCAATCTTAATTGAAATTTGTCCCACTGTTTGTTTTTTACTTTCCAATTGTTTCTTAGTTTCATAGTCTTGTTATTTATAAGGTACATAAGATGTTCCTTTACCTGACTTAACAGCTTTAAGGATTTGCTTGCGCTGCTTACCTGTAGACTCATAAGATACATGTACCCAATCAGGATTACTATCTGTACCAAACTCCCAGATCATTTGATCAAAGCTTAGGTTGTCTTTAATAAAATCAAAGATTTGCTTATTAGTAACTGTAGTACCATCCATATCAATATCAATAGCTTCACCTGTACAGTGCTGTGAACTTAAAGCACCACCTACTGCTGTGTTTAGCTCTTTACTACGGTATCCTGATGAAAGGATAATAGGAACTCCAAAGTGTTCTCTAATAGGCTGGAATACTTTCTCAGCTAATAGCTTAAAGTTCTCAATGTGTTCAGGTGTTGGCATATTGCTAATACCTTTTCTTTTAGCAGTTTCCGATCTCATCACTTCTGCTAATGCTAAATTTTTACTTAGTTGCATGTTGTTTATTTTTTAAAGTACAAGTCTGCTTCAGCTTCTCTGCGTCTAACAAGACCTTTTAATGTTTTACCTCCTGCTTTTACCCACTTCATGAATTCTAATCTGATAGATTCATCTTCAGGATTAGCATTTACTTTCTTAAGTAAAGTAGAAGATTTTAAATTTGCTGGACCTAGATTGTATGCAAATGATACCAATGCATCAAACTGGTTCTGTGTAATAGTGTCTACGCAGTAACTATCTACGTATTTCTCAAAACTCACAAGCATACTAGCTAATAGCTCTGTTGCTTGTTCTTCAGTTATAGTAGCATCAGACATTGCTACCTTCTTACCATTAGGATAGAAGGTTGCTCCGTATCCAATTGTAGGAATAGCTGCAGGACATTTGTAAGGAGCTCCTCTGAACCCTTCAAATGATTTGATCATATCAATTCCTGCTTTCCCCGTCTTTGTTATCTTCATCTTTGTTCTTTTTTTTAAGTGACAGAATTCTACCTGCTGTTGTAATACCAAATGCTCCAAGTGTAAGGATCATAAACCCATCAAAGATAAATTCTTTTATAATAAGTTCATTACCTAAAATGCCTGTAATTACGTCTACTATTAAAATAAAT